CATAACGAGAGTATCTGCGATTGCGAAAATTGCTGGCCTAAATCAGCCCAAGTAGCACCGTAGTCTACAGATCTTAATATCTTCCCTCCCGAACCCGTACCTGCTAATGCTATGCCGTTACCGAGATCGCATAACGAGGTTATATGCGATTGCGAAAATTGCTGGCCTAAATCAGCCCAAGTAGCACCGTAGTCTACAGATCTTAATATCTTTCCATCTGAATATGTTCCTGCTAATGCTATGCCGTTACCGAGATCGCATAACGGGGTTATCTGCGATTGCGAAAATTGCTGGCCTAGATCCGCAAACGCGAGATAACTTTCAAGAATTTCTGCATATATTTTATCGCCAAACGTATGTTTCGCCAATGCATTGGCTATAAACGGACCAGCTATGACATCGTCAACGGCGATGTATTCGATGGACGCTCTTGTAAATTGAGCATACCGATACGATAATATTTTCTCGATATCCTTCGAATCGTGAACTACTCTCCACACCGAATTGGTCGCATTCCATTTCCATGTGCGTCGCAGTCCGGGTGTTGCTAATACGGCAACGGTACCGCCTTGCGTCCATGAATTGTCTATTAGCGTAGTACCAGCAGCGGTAGTAACGAGTACCGGGTTGTCAGAGTCGCCAACTTCCTTCGTCGTCACCTCTTCGCCATCTCCAGAGGCTACTGGTAAGAGCAATACCATGCTCGCGCCAGCGCTATCATTGTACTGATTCACAACACCAGCAACCAGCGTATGCGGTCCGGCACCAGTGAGAACCGTGTTCCAGGATTCTAGATATTTTAGAATCGCACGCATTTCGGGTGTAGTTTTAGCGACCGGCGTATCGTCGCTAGCCGCATACAGAAAAGTATCAGCGTCGTAGTCCGCGTTCATCACCGCCCCAGCGGCATCAACGTTCGTTGCGTCGGTCACGTCCGCACCGTCCTCTACGTTGACCATGGCGCGAACCTGCGTAGGAGTTAGGTCGTCAATACCAGCGCCAGATCTACCTACGATTCTTTGATCATCGACGGCAAGCGGTTCTGGATTATCATTTGTATTTGCAACTAATAACGTGTTTGCGTTGTAATCCGACTTCATAACAACACCGGTAGGAGTTGTTATTTCACCGGCAACCTCATCAATACTATTGATAAGTTTATTCATCGCCGGTTTCCAGCCATCGGACGAACTAAATTCTGTAGTCTCACCGGCAGCGGGTATACGAATCCCTAACACCTCGGTATCCCAAGCAACCGCGTTTCTAGCGTAGTTCACTGGATCTCCGTTGACGGTACATTTTATTAGATATGTACCCGGTATAGCTACCGTTGGCGTGAACGTTGGAGATGCAACCGTCTGACTCGATAAGACCGCCGTTGCACCTTCCGGTTGATCTAGAATCTCCCAAAAATAGGAAGATATTCCAGAACCGCTACTAAGCGACAAAGTAACCAGTGGAGGTGTTGGATCTATTTTAGAGTACACAAACTCTCTGGCTTCATCCGGACTGCCAGCGCTTTCACCGGCTACGTTTATTATGATGTGTATTGTCATGATTTATTCCACACAAAACTCAAATCTAATACAGTATCTTTATTTGTACTGCCATCGTTGCCAGAAGTTATTTTTACAAAATGATCTGCGGAATCAGACGTATAATAAGAAGATATGGGTACAGCTATATTTTGATAATTTGACGTTCCGTCATCCGTTACCGGTCCTCCTCCGGATGTCCAATATGTAGAAGGAATTGTTATATTTGTTATCATATTACCAAATTCTACAGCCATTCTATATATAGATGTCCTAGCCGCACCGGGTTTTACTTTTATATTTACAGTAGCGTCTATCGTTAGGTTCTTTGGAACGTTAATTGGGAAATACAGTATTCCATAATTTTCTAAAGAAGTCCATATAGGAAATAATCCTCCGTAACCGGAACACCACGAACGACCGCTACCGCTTGTAATGATTTCTATTCCGCGTGCCATGTTAATGTTTCCATTATCATATGCAAGCATTTTTATTGCATCTAAAATTTGACTCGCACTCGAAGATTCTCCAACTCCATTTGGAGATAATCCAGCCGCGTTCATTAGCGCCTGAATCCAACCGAGTTGAGTATCCTGAACCAAGTCGGCTACGATTTCAGTGCCATCGGTTTCGCCTGGTCCTGTACAGTTCTGTGCCGCAATATTTGGAAAGCTACCGGTTATATTAGCTAAATACGATGATGGATTTTTCATAGAATCTCACTAAACATAATTGGCGCACAATACGCACCACATTTTAGACGGTTTACTCAATAATAGTTGTTTCAAAAAATACTCTTGCTCTGAGGGAACGTCAAGAGCGGTAACGGTTGGAGCCGATGGCCACGTTCCGGATTTGACCGAACCTACAAAAAACACAAACGGCCATCGTTGGGGAATATCTCCAACGTCATACGATTGAGAAGTTCTCTGCATTGTAAGCCAAGATCCCGCGTACGCTCTATCATGTCCGGCATAGGCAATATCACCACCTGCACACATGAGATAGTTAGGTCGTTGCGAAGAGTAAATAGGACCGTTGACAATTAACTCACCATTCGCCGCTAGAATGATATCCGGATCAATAACCGGGCCATTGGGAATAACTAAGGCGTCGGTAAAACCGGCATTGACTAATAAATCTTGTAAAGATTCCCAGCTATTAGTGGTCTTACGAGCGTATTTTATCGCAGCTAGATTAGAGCGTCTTTGCAATTCGGATAGCGAACTGATATACGGCTGACCATAATCTTTTTCTAAGTCGCGTAAAAGACTCGTTCGACGCGGATCGCGAATATAAGCAAGAGCATCAACCGCGCTGTACGCACCTTGCATCGCATCGCCAATACCAGCTAATAGCTTTTGGAAATCACCTTCCGGATTCGGTTGCCATAATGCGCCTTTCGGCAACAGATTTATCAATACGTCACTGAAATCCACCTCATAGCTATCAGGCTCGGACAAGACATCGCCTATAGAACCCCATGATTCTATCGATCCGAATCCGCCTAATCCAAAACCATCCATTACGAAGCACTCCTATACATATGTTATAGTTCCCAATTTTAGCATCTCGCCCATTCCGACTTGATAACTAGATATAAAAACACCTGTAGAAACAGACATTCCAATACCCTCGGCGGTACCCCCATATGGAGTCAAAACATTTTGTATATAAGTGCTAAGAGTTAGATCTGTTAGCAAACTGTTATTGCTATACGGTGAGTCCAGTCGGTCTATATACGGTGTGATTTCTCTCAGATAAATATCTACCTGCTCTTCGATTTCATCTTTTACCTGGTCGAGTACGGAAGCATCAACGGATAGGCCTCGTATTTCCAAGTTTACCGAGGTGCGGCTAATCGGCTCGACGTGAATCATGGTATCGAGAGTACCGAGAGTAGGTCTAGCGATTCCAGTTATAGGATCGGTTAGAATAGCATCGTAAACATCATCAAGTAAATCTTGATCCGGTATTCCATCGGCTTCAAGATCAGATGAGCATTCAATAAATATCGTAGCATCTCCTAACCCGCTGGTTTGTACTAGTGTCACATCATCCCATTCGGTATAGTTACCCGTTGTACCAGATGATCCGCCTAGATGAATAACACCCGATGCGGTCACGGTAAATATCACATCGAACGCTTGCCAACTGGCCGACGTGGTACCCGTCCAAACGCTTGCACCGCCACCTAAAGCAACCGGTGAGCTTGTCCCATCCCCGCGAGCCCATCCGGTAATACGATAGGTTGTATAAGGCGCAAACGTCTGAGACGCGCCGGGTGACGCAACACCACCATGGGTAACCCGTAGACACCGGGAACCACCATGCGGGGTTCCTGTTGCCTTGCTCAGTACGGCCGAGTTTACCGGTGTCCATTCCGTCGTTCCGGTATCCTCCATATCGCCGTCGCGAAACCTATTATGCGTAGTAGAGCAACCTGAATACGGGTATGCCCGTTCAACGCCGTCAACGGCTTCCGCCCACGTACGATAGTCGGCATTATTCCCGCCGCCCCCTTGGGTACGCATCTCGGTCATAATGCGTCTACGGTACGCCGTATCGGTTTCGACATCGAGTCCGTCAACAGTAACGGCCGTCACGGTTGCCGTGCTATTACACCCTGATAGCGGCACTTGAATAGTCAGGGTATCGTCAATCGCGAGCGTATAATCCGCGCCCGCGAGAATGCTTTTCAGCGTCATCGTTGCAACACCACCGCCCGTAACGGCTTCCGCCATATTATAATATAGTTTTTTTGTACTATCGGATATAAATACACGAAGCGCCGGTACGTTTACCGTAGTCGAAATAGTCGCCGTCATTTGCGCCGCAACCGCAACCTTACGAGGTGTATCTATTTGCGGTTCGGCACCAATACGATCTAGATCTATTCCCGTTGCTGTAGATACGAGATTCTGTTTTGTTCGCTCGATAATATGCTGATCGGTACTCTTGCGCATCATCGCCAGAATACCGGCAAGAACCCTAAGAAAGGCCAGGCTATGAACAGGCGAAGTCTGACCAACTCGACTTTCCAAATCAGATAAAGCGCGATCAAATTCTTCTTGAGTAGTTAATACACTTAGCATTATTCGTCACCTAATAGTTGATAGTACCAGTGTAAACCCTCTTTAGAAAGAATAAATGAAACGGTTTTTTCTCTAGAATTTCCCGGCGGACTTATAACCGCAATGACCGTCAACCGCGATCCAGTTGGATTGCTTACCCGTACCTCAACGGTTCCTACAACCCAGGATAGCGCCTTTTCAGCGGCCTGTCTAATACGATTCATCGACGATACGGTGAGCGATGCAGAGCAGGCGTTTTGAAATTCCGAGCCAAGCAGTCCTTCGCATCCAACGAGTTTCGCGCCCACCCATCCCGGCATAGTAAATAGACTTATCAATACGGCATTAGTCAGACCTTTATGCATCGTTGGAGTACCACCAACGAAAACGATATCAGATCCGTATTTGTCTAACGACATTAGCGGATCGCCTTGATATCTGCTATATGGTCGAGTTGCCATTTAGGTTGCTTTCACCTTTGTTGCAGCAGTTGATTCAGATATACCAGTAGGCCATACCAATTTAGCAGCCGTTTGAAGCGCTGCTCCGCCATCCATCGGTAAAACCGTCCAAGTAGTTAGCAAATTTGTTATTTTATCTATCTCTGTTTTTACTTTAGCTGCCAGAGCTACAAAATCAGAAGCCGGACTATCTCCGATATGCACGATACCATCGATGCCAAGTTTGATAGAACTCTTTACCGCTTCTAACGCATCAATGCTTTGTATTTCAATGGTCCCATCTATCAGCAGTTGTATTTTTGTTCTCAAGATACCATCGCTATCGGATGAATAAAGAACCTGTTCGCCCTCTTCGATTTCTATCGGATCTAAACCGTCATCGCTGGCGATAGCAATTTTGAAATTATCAGCTATCGAAACCACGGTTACAGCGCTATCTATTGGCGGAACGTAAACCAAGCCAGCGCGAGAATAAAGCTGTACCGACTGTATATCAGGACTATCGGTATCGCCATTACCGAGATCAACCTGTAGCATGATTACAGTACGCTCGCCTTCGCGATTTGTCGCATACTCAATGCCGGTAACGATTCCAATTTGGATTGATGGTGTCATCTAATTTCCTCTGTTACATCTGTCAATCCGCTGTTGATTCCGATCTCAGCCAGCATTGTATCAATACCACTCGGACCTTCTTCGGAAAACAAATTAGCCGGGATAGCCTTGTCCGAATAGCACTGTGGCGGACACACATCTAATATCGCTATACAACCAGAATTCGCATAGGTATACGTTACCCCTCGGATAAGCATATCAAATCCATTGTGAAGCCATGCCGCTGGACTCTGAATAGTCACTATCGTATTTTCGCGCCATAAGTCTTCAGTACCCGGAACATACCAGCTATTTACAGGTACGTGTATTTCAATTGCATCGGCATAAGCTTTTCTTTGTAACTGCATTGCCGTTTTTTCAGCATCGCCAACTGTAACATTATCACATCTAGCTGATGTCTGACGGCCTTCTGGAATACCAGCATCAACAATAGTTATTGTTCTGTAAATGGTTTTATCTTTATAGATTTTCTTCTTACGCTTTTTTGAATTACTTAGCACGGTCGTAGGACTCGTTGACGTTGCTCGATAACTATGAAAGAGTTTTCTTCCATCAAACTTAGAAGTTATTTTCGATAGCGGATTTTTCTCATCGCCAATACAGCACACCGGTTTACCGCTTATATTCGCCTGTACTAAACAGATTTTACCTTTTGCGTTACTGGTTATCAGGACCCCGCGTTCACCAGCAAGCTTGCTCAGAAATTCAAACATCGTATCGCCATGATCGGCTGTAGCGCGTTCGAAAAAGTTCGAGCCGACCGAATACTCGTATTCAGCGGTCATGCCTATTTGCTCCGCCAGCGCGTCCACAAGCTCGCCTAGCGTAATGAAATTATATTCAAGTGGAGGATATATTTTGCTATCAACAAAGTCAGCCGCAAGCGATACCCCCTCAACGGTAGCGCTATATCCGTCTACTGAAAAGTCCGGCTCTGGAATATAAACCCGTCCGGTTATGATCAATTCCTTACCTAAATAAAGCTCGCAATCTTCAAAGCCAAACGGCTTTATGGGTAGGTTTTTGAAATCAGTACTCAAAGGAATGATTGCGGAGAAACCGCTAGCAGCGTTTTCGATACTGCATTTCACCGTTGCCGCCGATACATTTACTTTCTCACCATTTATGAGTAACGTGAGAGTATTTGGATTTGTAGAATCATCAAGCAATCCTGTTGCAAGTTCGTTGACGAGAGTATTGATACTAGACATATAGTACAACTTCTCTACCGGCGGGAAGTAAATAAATCTCAGGTCCCTTTAGCCCATTGGTTTCAATGAAGTAGTCCAACTTATCAAAATCATCATAATACTGAGCCGATAAGATGATAGGCGGTGTTGGACGATCAAGCGTTATAATCTGCTTTATTTTCAAATCAAATGATATACGAAGCAAATATTGAACGGTATCATAAACTAGCTTAGCTAGATCGACGTAGGTAGAAGATTGCGAAAAATACTGCTCATCAATATACTGTGAGTAGTATAGTGACTGCTTTTCTTCTAGTGATGCTACGATTGAATTGAATTTATCAATCATATTATCGGCTGTATTCAAAGCCTGTTCGCGCGTTGTAAAATCAGACGTCATGGCTATTCTCGCTAGTGCGGATATCGAAGCCGAAAGCGCTAGCTCGGTAACAACTATATTGTTTATCTGCGCTATTGCGCTACTGGTTCTTTTTAGTGGAGTTTTCGATTCGCCGGGTAATAGTTCTGTCAATCCAGTAACAAGCGCTCCATAGCAGTCAACGCGAGTATCTAAATCCCGAGTTGCCAGCGCTGGATAACCGATAAGCTGTTGAATCTGACCACCCAATTCGGCAAGCGGTATAGCTACCGCGTTCAGTGAGTCAACTATACCTGCGTGAACGGTCGTCATGGCATCATCTACAGCGCCCACAATACCAAACAGCGGATAAAGCGCATAATCAACAACGTTTTCTATTCCCTGGGTAGTTGTTTCAACTATGTGCTTCACGGTTGAATTTGCTTGATTTATATCAGCTATAAATTGAGATAATGCGCCAACGTCAAGAGCGTCTATTTGGCTGTCGACTATGCCTGCAAGCTCACGAGCAGTCTTCAGGGTTTCCGGATCTATCGGCTCAAACCATTCCGTCTGTATTTCAGATATACCGTCGTTTGTGTTGGTTAGTTCGGCCTTTTCTAGCTGTAACTCGAACATTCCATGGGCCGGATGAACTATGGTCCACACCCCGCGCTCTCTACATCCGGTTAGAAGAAAAGCTCTAGCGTTAGTATCGTTGTTTTTATCATCGAAAAAAAACGTTATCGATATCGCCAGAGAATCCGTATCGAGATCCTGAATAATAGTTCCCGGCACCATGGGAATATTGAACTTACCAAGGCGCTTACTAATACGAAAACTATCTTGTCCCTGATAGCGTGGTTTGTATTCTGTACCGCTAGGCGACGTTAGAACGAGATCCGCCTCTAATCGCTCCCACCATGTATCGGCGGAACCAAGAAAAACGTTTTTCAACGTGCTAGCGGCATCGTCTAAAAATGACATTTTATTTCATAAACCTATCTAACGATCTTCTATTAGAACCCTGACTTCCTAGATTCGTTTTTACCGTAGGCGCGTTTTTGCCTTGCTTTGTAACCACACTGCTACCATCTGGTGCGTTCACGTTTACCTCAATAACGGACTTCTCTGGATTGCCACGTAATTCATGAGGTATTATATTAAATATTGGAGATCGATATAAAGAATTGCCACCTTCGCTTACATTGCTGGTCGTAATAGGTAACCCGGTTTCAGCTGCTCTAGAAGACGCCATTGCAGTCAAGGTTGGATCTCCACCGTATCTTTCTTCTATCCCGGATCGCGATAGGATTCTTCCTTCGTATAGTTTATCAATTCTACGATCTTTCTCTCTGCGCCATGCCTCGGCATAACGATTGGCTGATTCTTTTTGTTCTTTTACAGCTCTATTGCCAACAACAGCTGCACCAATTGCGCCAGCAACGGCAACGCCCCCAACAGCAGCGCCCGTAGCTCCAACCGCACCGAGAGCATTTAGCAAAACCGGCACTCCTTTAGCAGTAAGAATACCTCCCAAAGAAACCTTGGTAGCGGCCAATGCAACATTCAGCCCGAGAACCGCAAACTTCCAAGCAACGAAAGCCTTTGCAATATCCATCAAACCGATATTATTCGACTTAAACCAATCAATTAATTCTCTAGCGTTTTTAGTGAGATCTAATATTCCCAATGCCAACGGTTTCACATCGGTATATACACCGGTTACCCATTTTTTGAATTCTTCTCCGTCAAAATCCTTCAGCCATTTTTCTATTTTATCAAAAGCTCCATAAATGTCTTTCTCAAAAACATCAAATACCTTTAGTCCAAGCTCCGACAATTTTGACTTTATACCCTTTATTCTATTAGCAAATGACGCGCCTTTAATATCTGCAAGTTCCATGCTGGCACCAGCGGATTCACGTATTTTTTCTAACGACTTATGGGTAAGATCAAGATTGTGCATAATAGGCATAATTGCTTGAGAACCCCAAGCACCGAATATGCCTACTAACGCCTTTTGTTGATTAAACGAAGATAACTTTCCAAGTTTTTTATGTAGTTGATCTGTGATATCTAACATCGAGCGCATCTTACCGCCCTTTTCGATAGATATGTGATATTTATCCAATTGCGCTCTTACCGCTGGTATACCTTGAGTAAGACGTCTGAATGCAAAAGCCAGATCAGTACCAGCTCTTTCACCACGTAATCCGGATGCGGCCATGGTATTTAGCATAGCCGATAGCGTTTCTATGTCGTCAGAGCCGCCCTTTACCATCGGAGATACATTCAATAAAGCATCTCCGAGTTCCTGAACACTGGTGAGCCCGATAATATCCGTTTTCGACATAACATCGCCAACATGCTCGAAGTTTTTCGCGTATTGTTCAGCATTGTTTGACGCTAGTCCGAGGGACGCCATGATGCTCGCCGATAACTTCATCGCCGATCCCATTTCCTCAAAATCACCGGCGACTGAAAACGTAGTTAATTTAGGTAACAACGCCATCGATTCCACAAGATTTTTCCCAGCGCCACCCATCTCGTTCAACGCGACAGCGGCCTCACCAGCAGAATAAACGGTCGTTTCACCCGTTTTTCGCGCGGCCATCTCCATGGTTTCCCAATCTTTAGTTCCCTTATGAAAACCAAATTTTGAAGCTGCACCGGATAAGGCTTTATCTAGATCTATTACGGTATCAACCATGCTAACAACGCCCTGCCTTGCCATGTTTATACCACCCATGACAACATTACTCGTTAGGATACCGCCGACTATAGACTTGAAATTCGACATCGATTTCCCCATCGACGCGAATCCTTTATTTGTCTTATTACTAAATATACCGATACGGTTAGATAAACTGTCTACAATTGGACTTAGTTCATCTCTGCCTTTGAATACCGTACTGACAACATAATCGGTCATGTTTGTTTATTAGCGCTAGATTTTCTCCGTATATCTAACAACTTATTCCAGTATTTCAATCTAGAATAAGTAAGCGATTGGATGGTTCCAATGTCTTGACCGGCGCACAATAGATTATATTGCCACTGGTCAATATTGCTCGTTTCTAGTGTCCTAAAAAAAGTATTCCCAGACTCTCAGCAACAGTAAGATCACGATTTTTCAATAGATGAATAGTAGCCGGTTTGTTACCTGATAACGCGGCTAAAATGCCAACTATGCGATCATAGAATGATTCTATACCATCTATATTATGTTTTATCAGACCAGTGATTTCACCGTAAACCAACTTCTTTCCGTTTTCCAGTGTCTGGGTTACGCTAAAACCGTTAGCGACTTCAACCTCTACCCTACCCTCTCGAATAGCTCGTATCAATTTTCTTTCAACATCCTGACCTTTTTCTTTTAGTTTATCCAGTCTTTCTTGCTCTATATCACAATAGTCAAGGATTACCGCAAGCTGTTCCTTAGCGGATTCTTCCGATACAATATATTCTTCTGTTTTCATTGGTTGATTCTCCTATTACTAACCTTTAATTATTCTACGCCGCATAAACATCAAACTTATAAACAGCGTGCATTGCAACGTTAGCGGTACCTTCCATCGCGGAATATTCACCTATTTCGCAACGGCATTCGGATTTATACATTGTACCATCGGCCGCCATGTAACTACATTTGATAGGCGATCCGTTTGCGTCGATCATGATTTGATTCAATACCTCGTATTCAACAAAACTAAGATCATGTTTGATGTTAGTAATGCTACACTGTTGCCGAGTACGCTTTCCGGAGGATCCGGTATGCGTCATTTTCCCCTCGTCTTTGAAAGGAACGTTCTGAATATTCGGATCGGCATCGGCCGAGATATTGAAAGATATCCCGTTATAACTAGCTGTACGCGAACTACCTGAATAACTCATGATATAAATCTCCTATTGATTATAAGGCAATCGAAACGTTGGCATCGAATTGAATCTGTGTGTCAAGAACGTCGCCGGGAACGCGCAACAATACCGGTAGCACAATATCCCATCCGTTGGATAGAGAGCGCAATGCTACGTAGCCGCCAGCTTGCAACTTAGCAATAGACCACGCGGCTGACCAGATGTATGCTTTACCTTCCCAAGCATAAAGTAGCGACATCAAATCATCTATAATATCCGAGGTGTCACGCGCTTTAATTCTTGCGGTAATGTCGGTAACCTTCGCTTTATCCGCAACAGCCGATACCCCTACCCACATATCAGACGAGAAGTTCGTTTTCACATCGTTCAAGAGATTTTGAATAATAGAAATGTTAGAAAACTCTCTATATCCATTCGAAGCAACTGGAATAGATGCGGAATGGTAAAACGTAACAACATCGTTCAACATTACCGAGCTACCCACTATCAACGTTGATCCGACGCCCGCCTGTTTCGCAGTCTCTCGATCGTCGAAATCAGCACACCAGTTATTCGCGTATGAACCAGGCAAAATATATTTCAACGGGGTTTTCATATACGGCTGTCCAGGCCTAATACTCGCGATTTCCTCGCACGCTCCAAGCGCCGCACACGCGACATGCACTGGATGGCTGGGACTACCGGGAACCGGCACAACGCCCGTTGTACGGTCGGTTTCCTTACGCGCTAGACCGAGAGCGAGAAGCGCCGTTAGGCCTCCGCTACCCGCCGTATTGTCGCCAATTAGCGCTCGCACGGGCCGAGCAACGAGCTTCCCGTAGTTGCCGCTTACCGTATTACCAACACCATTCCATGTGGATAGCGAATTCAATGTCGTAGTATCGGTAATGCTACCCGGAAACGCGATCGCTGTATAATGGTTATCATTTGCCTGATCGCCAGCACCAAGCGCCGCGAGCGCGGTAGCCATTACAATCGTTCCAGCGCCGCCAGCCATTGGAGTTACCACTGGAGCAGTAGTACCAGCGGGATACGTTTCGCCAAAGCCATAGTTGAAACCAAGCGAGAAATTCCATCCGACAGCGCCGCTCTTCGCCGTAACGTTTAGTTTTTCAGGGGTAACCCCGTCCTTAGCAAACGTAACAGGCAGATCGGGATAATTCGCAGCAGCGGCTACAATCGCATCAACTTGATCCTCGCCGTCCGCGCCAATCGCAAGATTTATATTTTCTATCTTCTCAGAACCAACGTAAAAATGTAACGTACCCGATCCGGTTAGAGTTCCGGCAAACAGAATGGAACCAGCGGATTCGGTAGCAGTTGACTCATGCACGATCATGGCATCGATAGAACCGCTGAATTCTTGAGATACCCATTCAATCAACTTCGCAAGCTGAAATCCCTGACCATATCGCGCCGCAGCATGAGATGGATTTACAACCGCTTCGATAGAATACTCTGTCAGTGTAGCGTCAAGCGATGGATCGATAGTACCAATACACAATACTTTTCTAGGCAACGCATTGCTTGCAGCTTTGAAATTGGTATTTACAATCGACGCGCCTACCGCGTAACTTAGACTCGATGGTGTAATCGTCATAGCTATAATTCTCCTATTTATTCGTATTCTGTGGTAACACCGGTTCGAACCACGGTGTCATCATTTAGTTTCATTCCGAGATCAATTATTTCTACAGGCTCGCCTTCGACAACGGCGGTAGTTTCGGTTACAGAAACAGTAAGATTCATGTTTGCAGTCGATATTAATAAATCACCTAGATAAGTCGGCTCACCGGTGTTTACGTTTTCTATCCACCGTGAACGAGCCAATCCAACCGTAAGACCTAAATCAAGATTGCTCCCATCGCGCAATATTTGATAAACCGCTGCGATAAACGTACTCAATGCTTGATTAGCGAGTTGTCTAGTATTTTGTACAGCCGTCAAAGCAGCGGCCTTTTCTAGCGCCGTGCTTTCTGGATCATTCAACGTTGCCAAATCGGCACTTGCTGGAGTACCAAGCGAAAGTTCTATATTATAAGTAACATCCCAACCGGCGGGCCCGTTCAACCCGGATTTCTTATTGATAATAGCGTTATTGAAATATACCGCAACGCTAGCATTAGTGTTTTTTATATTTGCTGAATCTTCCGGCGTAGTTTTATACCCGCATACACGAAACTGCCCATTCGCGCCATTCCCTAAAATGGTTGTGATAGCTCCCTGAACAGTTATGAAATTCATAGTCATTAGTCGCCAGGCTCCTCTTCCTCAACCACGGCCGACTGATCGGCTCGCGTTAGGTATAGAGTGATAACGCCCAACGACTTACCATGGCTAACCGGACGATCGCAAATATAGTCTTCCATAGTTCCGGTAAGACTCGGTGTAGCTGGTATACGAACATGCAACGGTTTTGACGGATCAAGAGTATAATCTAATGAAGATAACCTAAGCGTAACAGCTGGTTTATTTACTATGAATCCTTCAGCATCACGAGAGTTGTATGTTACCTGACCCGTAAGACTCTGCTTTGCACCATTAGGATACGTAATAGTAACCGGCAAGCCAAATACACCCGAATCTTCAAGCGTGGTTTCCAAACAACTTTCCGCTAGCTCTCGTAGATTTGTCATTTTTTTCTAAAAAGTGGCGGCTTACTAAGTTTCGAGCACGATCCGTTTCAGCCGCACACTCCCAACCAATCAACAGAAAGAGGCGATAGAGGAATTAGGTAGCACACCCGGTTAATGTAATAATACTATCGGTATGAACCGGAGCAAACACGACGCTACTTTGAGTACGCGCCGTATATCCAGTTCGCTTTTCATTTTCATAAATGTCGTGCTCAATGCTTCCAGGTCTAACAATCCAGTTACCCGGAGGAGTTTCGAGGCCATCATCGCCAGTAGAAATGCCCACAAGATCTTCCATTTGACGACGCGCTTCTTCAGACAACTCGTTTTTACCAGTCGGTCCGATATACACGCGATATTCAACTTCGGTATTGAACAATAGCGCGGTTTTTGCCGTCATGTAAGGAGTAATAACCCCGCTAGAATTCGTATAAGTTTCCCGGCAAACAAATACATCTAGAGTTGGACACGACGGAATCGTAATCCTACCGCGATACATAAACCCGCCATCTACTAGATGCTGCAAATTAGCAGGCGCAGGATACGAACCGGCTTCAATAAAATTGTAGCCTTTTATATCCGAAAGAAACGCGATTGACGTTTCCGAAAACAATGCATCAGTACTATATCCATCAAGTAATAGCACGTTTGGCCTAGAGCTACCGACGGTCTCAGACTGAAGGATAGCGGCTTTAAAATTTGCAGCAGGATCGCCAGAACCGCTATCCCATGTAGCACCACAAGCGATCGTATTACCCGCCACTCGTTTGAAATCGATAACGAACGTAGCGCTTTCGACTTTGTACGCCATTTTACCAGTTTGAATAACCGAAGCAGCGGACATTTCATTGAGTCGTATGATTTGTCTACTCTGTTCGCGAAACAGTTGAATCAACTTATCCTGCAATCGTTCGCGACGAGTTTTTTCCGAGAGCTTCTCACCTGCTTGGCGCTGAAGCGTAGCCTTAGCGGGAATATACGATAGCACTTGCGATAGCGGAAACTGACGCGAAAAGTTCGTATACTTATCATCGACCAATAGTTTTCGGTCGAGATCGGTTCCTGGAATCGTATCCCTACTAATGAATTCAGCAGTTCTAGTATTCGATCGTGAAACATCGTAGGTAAAGATATCGCTATCCGGACTGTAATATTCGTCAGCCATTTTGAAGATCGATTGAAAACCGGCGGGTACGCCCATCTTATCACGATCGCGAAAGGCCTTCGAAAAGAACACGGTAAAACCGCCCATTGTCGGCGGAGTATTGCTGTAATAACCCATATATATTTCTCCTATATTCCTTAGATGTTAGTCTTATGCGTTTTCGTAGGTTGAGGCGTCGATAACGCTCATAGTCCACAATCCGATTTCGCGAAGTGCGTCTTTGATGGTTCCCCAGCTCTGTGGAGTATCGGTATTCATTATCAACACGCTAGCCAGCGTTAGCGAGTTTTCGAATACCAGAAGCGCTTGATTGATAAACACGTTAGAACCCCCAACGAGTATCGAACCATCATCAAGGGTAACATCAGCGGCCTTGATTGCGGCTTCGGTAATCGTAGGTCCGACATAGATACCGCGCGGTTTCCATTGCCCATCAGCCGCGTCAACGTCGGTCATTGGTACCCATTTACCGCTAGCGGCAACTTTCGCCATTACGGTATTAGTAGCCAAATCACCAGAACGCGAACCATTGGTTAGCAGAGTTCCACCTTCATAATTGGGATATCCGCCTTGTACTAGATTAGTAAGATTTACATCCAAACTTGCTTGAAGAGTCATCGTTATATCTCCTATAAAAGAGGTTAGCTTTCAATATGACGCTGTTTTAGCGCCATTGCTTGATCTTCTTTGTTTAGTATCTTCCCATCGGTTGCGTACGATCTAACCGGCGCAACAATAGGCTGAATCGCTGCGACAATCGGAAGCACCGACGTTTCCGTACGAGCTTGCTCGATTTTCTTCGCGGCATTCATTTGATCTTCGTATGCAACGGCACCTTCAAGCGCCTTAGCATCGATATCGCCACTGATCGCCTTTTGTGCGAGTTGCTGAATATACGGTGTATATGCAGTGTTACCAATGTATTTCACGGCGTTACTAACAATTTCGCGTGCTGACTTCGCTCCGGACTCAAAGGCCTCTAGCCTAATCGCTTCAATCGAAGCGTTTAATTCCGGATGCTCCGCCAACATTTCTTTCAATGTCATGGCCATTTGAGCCCTACTTTCTTTTACAGGTTTTACAACCGCTCTCGCTTTATTGCGAGTAGCGGATAAACTAGATATGATATCGTTATAAGATCTAACGCTCGATAACATTCCAACGGCAACAGCGTCTTTCGTTAGCACGAGTGCGCCTTTTCCGAATTTCTCGGCGATATGTTCCGTATTCTTTGAAAGGCCTTCTGAGATTCGTCCGATAAGCTTATCTTCCATATCATTCAATCGCGCTTGTATTTGTTCGGCAAGTTTAGGATCACCAATAGGAAGATTCTTTAGTGGAGCATTCTTGCTAACAAGATTGATCTTTCTAATTCCTAATGCCTCATCCATTTTAGAGAAATCATAATAGTTAGCACATACCCCTATTGATCCTTGAGAAGTCAAATCGCTAACGGACTCTATTTTACCAGTTGCACTAGCCAAGAAATAAGCGGCACTGGCCAACATGTTTTTATTTATCGCTACCGTATTTTTCTTTTTCGATAGTTCGTTGATAGCTTGCCATGCTTCATCCATTTGAGGGTGTACTTCACCGCCTGGACTATCAAACGCAAATGCGACGTTATTCACACTGCCGCTACTTACCTTTTCTACCGCGTCGAGAATCTCTTGATACGTGGTATAAGAATATCCAAGATATATTCCGATTTTGCTTTTACTGGTTCCAAGCACGCCGCTTATATTTATCGTAGCCACATCACCGGTCTGCGATAGTATGGAATCATTACCCATATTACCGTCAAACATCGATAACGCGCTTTCGATATCCTTGCGCTCGGCCATCGCAATAAGGCCGAGATATTCCCGTAAGAATATTTGATCACATGCGTATAAGTTAGGCATCTACGCGAACCTCGCCAGCAGAATCGGACGCGTAAATATAGATATCAATCGCAGCGCTATTTGTCATCGTTAGACTTTGCTCCAACCAACTAATAGCAGTAGACAAATCAGTAGGAGCCGCTGCACCTGTCAATCTGTATGTCTGAAAATATTTACTAGGAGTTAATGACCTTTTCCAGATTACGGCCGTAGTAACATTGGTAGCAACCTTTACCCATGTATTCTTAGTACAAACTACAATAGCGGGATTAGAAGCCATTTGCTTTGCTCCATGGTACAGGTGTCAAATCAGGTATCTCTCGACGTAGCGCCGCTCGATTACTCAATGCATCTGATTGATTGTATTCACGAGCTACGCGCTTCAACGTAGTAGCTCCCATTTCAATGAAAGCTTTATCGGCCGAGGCCTGTTTATTCGGATCTAGTTGCGGAATCGAAGCGCCAGCCCATCCACAACTAAGCCACGCCTTACGAAGCCTAGGATCGCTAAATCCTGGACACCTAATAGCTCCGCGAGCTATTTGATCTTCTAACCAGACACTATAAAACGGATTCAGATAGTCGCTTGATAGTTCTGAAATCCAAAAAGCTACAATCCTCCAAAACATTTGAAGCTCACCGCGGCTTGCTGAATAGCTATCCTGGAAAAGCATTTTTACAATTGATAGTGGAACCCCTAATGATGCGGACACATATTGAGCTATCGATTCGAAAAACGCTGGATACACGAGCGAAGGACTGGTTTTTCGAAACGGTTCCAACGACTCCCCGGCGCCGAGATTCAACACGCCTATCGCGCCGGGTTGCCTCGATACCGACTCGGCCAGTTCTTGATATTCCGGCATCTCGGTATCTGTTTCAGTAGACGCCATATTCTGTTGGCCGTCACCATGCCAAAATGCCGGGGTATCGAATCCGCCCCCACTAGAAGGGGCGTCGTCAGACGGTTTCACGTAGAATGATAGCTGTGATTGCTGTACGGCCGCGTGAAGCTCCGCCAATTCGTACTCGGTTAGGATGTTTGCCTCTTCTAATACATGGGCTAAACGAGATAAACCACGCGTTTGACCTGCAAAAACAGGCAAAAAACCGTGCAAAATGATAGGCTTTCCGTTAGAAGTCTTAGCCGGAATAATCTCAGTTTTACCGCTGTTATCTTCTTTTTTGAGATTATAACCGGTAGGAGCGCCGTATTCATCTACGATAACTCCATAATGGGGCTTATCTCGCTCTCTACCCGGCACTATCTGATCCGGATCTATCATACCAAATCGAACGCCATCCGGTTCGTAGTAAACCCTAACGAAATATTCACCGTCTCTATGTTGCGAAGTCGAGCATAATCTCTGCAACTGATAGAAAGTTAGCGACTTCTCAACATGGTTATCTTTATCAGAAGCGTAATAATCGAATTTAGTTTCTATATTTCTAGACCATTTCTCAAGCCTATCCGGAGATAGTCCCAAAATCTCAGCGTTGGGCGTAGCCTCTAATTGAAGACCATCCCCTACTACGCAATCGCTCAATCGCTCGACCACGGCACGTAGCAGCAACGAGTCAAAATAGGCTACACGAGCCGCCAGACGAACATCGCGAGTATTGAGCTTCAAGTCTCGCGCGGCGCGAATCGGCTTGTGTTTTGACGCGGCATTACGGGTTGCCGAATACCCCGATGACAGCATCGCCCGAGGTCGAAGGCTGACCGTATCGGCAATCGCTTGGCTTTCCGGCGAGAGGGAAAACACACTACGTAATGAGCCCCATAAGCCCATTTATCCCCGCCGATCTGCGATGAAACGAATATGTCCGCGTCCGTACAGAGTGCGGTAAAGCTGGTCTATTTCGCGTTCTAACCTCAAGATTGCTTTCTCTATTCCCTCTGAATTTCGATATGAAACCTTCTGAGATGCCTCACCAGAATTGAATTCAAACGATCCAATTTCTTGTGCTGACATCCTAGTTAGAGTTGTTTCCAGAATAGCGAGCCTGGCCGTTTTAGCCTCAAGCCGTGCAACTAGCCGATTGTATTGTAAAATTAACATTATACTAGATACACAGTCGCGACTCATAAGCTGTCACGCTAGCATTATTAAACACCATTAATAACAACTAAAGCCACATTATGCAGATTAGAGCAAATGGTTTGAAGAAACCAGCTTCATTATTGTAGCGGATTGTAGCGGAAAATGTTTGCGATTGTAGCGGAAGCTGTTAGCTTCTGGGTATGGGAACCAGACGATGCAAGCGCTGTTTATTAGAACTACCAGAATCGGAATTCGATACACATCACAAAGATAAAACACTTCGATCAACGTGTAGAAAATGTCGCACGCCGTCAACCGACAAGACCACAAAGACGTGTCACGTATGCCGTTCGGAACTTTCCATGACTCGATTTGCGATCAACCGCACATCCAGCGACGGACATCAAGATATGTGTAAAATGTGCAGATCTAGATATTACCAATCTAAGAAAGATAAAAATAAAGATGTACAAATCGATATCACAGGCTGAATTCGCTAAGAAAATAGGCATAACCGCGTCATCGCTACGCAAATACATAGCAAATGACGATATTGGAGTAGACAGAGACGAGCGTCCATTCCGTATTTTTCTCGACCATCCGGCAACAATAAAGTTTCTGAATAAGCGCGAAGTCATGCCCGATGGCGATCAGGAAGCGATGGCCGAAGACATCAATAAGCGTTTATACGAAATTCAATTAGATGAGCTTCCCAACGTTCCCGATCTCGTTCTAAAACGTGTAAAGATTCTGAATGATATTCGTAAAACAAAGCTTCAAACCGATGCTATGCGCAAGGTACTGGTTGCCCGTAAACACGTTGAGATGTTTTTTAATCAACTTATATCAATTGATAACTCAATATTAAAAACACTTGGGCAATCGCTATCAGTAAACATCGCTTCGACTCTAGGAACAACTGATAGTGAAAAGATAATCGCAATACAGACACTCATAGATGATGAAATATATAAAGCCCTAAAGCTCCGGCATGATAAAATCATTGCGTATCTGGAGCGTCTAAAATGACACTTCGCGATCCGGATATAGAGTTTCTAAAACACATAGCTGAATCAGAGCGTTTAGATCCACCAATGAAATCGATTGTTGATTTCATTGAGGCTAGACGTATTATGCCTAGTGGTGCTCCAAAACCCGGACCGTTCAAGTTTTCTTGGACGCCATACCTTCGCGAGATGCAAGAGTGTCTATCTCCAACTAGTCCAATACAAGAGATAGCGGTTATGAAATCCGCACAACTTGGCTTTACTGAGGTATTGCTAAATACAATAGGTTTCTACATTGCCGAGTGTTCTAGTAATATTCTATACGTTTCATCAACCGGTGATCTGTTAGAGCGTTTCTCGGCTGAAAAACTAGAGCCGATGATCGATTCCCTCGGCATACGTAAGCTATTCATAGCTCCAATCAATACCGACGATACGGAATCTATGACCCGGCGCGGTGGTGATAAGGTACTGCTAAAACACTATCCAGGTGGAACACTCGCGCTTGCATCGCTGAATTCATTAGCTTCATTACGGTCTGCTAGCGTACGCATCCTATTGCTAGATGAAATCGATGGCGTGAAGTTTACAAGTCCAGAGGGTTCGGCTACCAATGTGGCTAAGGCACGTACCGACGCATATGGACATTTACGAAAAATAGTATACGTATCAACGCCAACGGTAAACAATACAAGCTTGATCGCGAGATTATACGAGCGTGGTGACCAGCGTAAATATTTCATACCATGTGCGCATTGCGGAGAATTTATTGAACTACACATGCGCAATCTAAAACGAGTAGACGGACAAGCTGTTTACTTCTGTGATAAATGCGGAGCGGCAATCGAAGAATATCAAAAAAAGAGCATGGAATCAAACGGAGAATGGCGAGCTACTGTAATATCCAAACAGGGACCACTATATAGAAGCTACCACATGAATAGCCTATATTCGCCAACGTTATCATGGGACCAAATCTTACGAGAATACGATACGGCAAAAGAGGAAGGCGAAGAATCGATGAGAGCGTTCATCAATCTTCGTAGAGGTGAGCCATTCCGCGAAACAGGGGAACGACCTAGAATAGATAAAGTAATTTCTATGCGTGGCACTCGCCCCGAAAAAGAAGTTCCCGAGTTTATACTATATAACACCATGTCCGTAGATGTTCAATCGGGCGGAAAGGATACGGACTCTAGACTATGTATAAACGTAGTAGGCCATGGTAGTAAAATGAGAAAAGCGATATTGAAATACCATGAAATAGTAGGAGCTATCGACAATCCGTACGAAGGCGCATGGAAAGAATTCTACGATATGGCTTCGGGAGGTGAATACAATTATTCACGCCGATCGGACGGACTAACATTTCCCATTCAACTTGCGGCTATAGACTCGGGAGATGGAAATCTAACCGGCGTTGTATTTGATTTTTGTAAGCGACTCGGACCGTCGGTATTTCCGCTGAAAGGCTTTGCTAAGTTAGGTAACACTAGAGTAAAAAAATACATGTGGGTAACTCAATCCAATGCAGCAACTAGTCAACGTAATAAACTAAACACTAACGTTGACGCGAGTAAAGAACGTTATCTTCAAATCAATACCACATATTATAAAAATGCTATTTATAATCAGTTACAGGTTCGATATGAGGATAACGCTGAATTTCAAAAGTACGGGTTCATAGAGTTCAATAAAGACCTGCATGACAACTATTTCAAGATGCTAGTTGCAGAAGAAAAAAACCGTGAAGGCGCGTTTATAAATCCTTCCGGCAAGCGAAATGAATCGCTGGATTGCCTAGTCTACAACTTCGCCCTTGCCGATTTCTGGCTCGAAACCAAAGCAGTCGAGAGAGCGCAATCTATAAAAGTCGTTCTAATGGAGCTCCACAAACATCGTCGCGTAGCTTGCGACTTACAGGATGTAGCATGATAAAAATAGATACCTCGGAATGGAAAAAATACGGTACGTTACTAAAGAGTTTAGAAAAAAAAGTACCATCGGGAATATCAAAAATGCTGAATGACATGGCGTTCGGTACGCGTAACACCGCGATTGAAGGAATCGAAAACACCATGACGATACGAGCAAAACAGTTTGTCTATTCTCGAATACAAGTTACAAAGGCTACCGTGGCATCACAACAGTCGATAGTTGGATCGGTAGCAACCAAAAACTTTAGCGGATTTGGCGAACAGGAAGAAGGCGGAATCTCAAAAATACTAAAGAAACGGTTGATAAGAAAAGAAGCTCGTGGCGGAGATATGAAACGAAAAGTCATCAGATCCAATAGGCTGTCACCTTACAATCAACTAGAACTAGCCACGTCGCTTGGTATGATTCGTAGCTTTAGCCGCAAGGGATATCGTAAGCCGTTTATAATTAACTATCCCGGTGAGGATACGATAGAGCCGGGTTTATATAAACTAGTAGGACGTAGAGATAAACAAAAACTCGTACAGCTTCAATCGTTCGTTCATCCCACAAAAGCCAAAGGCGACCCGTGGATGAAACCCGCACCTGCTAAGTTTTTCGCACGCTGGAATATAAACAAAGCGTGGTTTATAAATTGGGGAAGATACATAAAGAAATAATATTATAGATAAATATATTTATAATATTATTTTATAGTTGCGTTCTTATTTTTACGTATCGTCCACTGACCATATGTGACGATACGTTGCACTACGTGACGATATATTGCACTACGTGACCATATGTATATGGTGAGTGTTCCATTTTAGTGTGCAATTTATATCACACCTTGCGAGAAACGGGGGTCGCGACCGTCCTCCCTTCCTTTCGTACAGTGATGAAAGGACCCACACACCATTCGTTCAGTACTATTTGACCATATGTGACCATACGTTGCACTATGTAACGACGCGCGATAAAGCCACGGTCAAATCATACGATTGTTATATTTATTTCATCTATTATTTATAATAGCTATTTGCCAGCGTGCCTACGGATGTGGGATCAACTTCCTGTCCCAACTCATAAGCCGTTTAGACATGCGGTCAAGTTGCAACTCATAAGCCGTTGTCCTGGCATTGTTGGCCGACATTGACGCGATATTCGCGGAGTCGAGAATAGATGTGACAACTCATAAGCCGTTGTCCTGGCATTGTTAGATACGAAAGCTCTTCATAGCCCCGATCAATACCGAAGTGACAACTCATAAGCCGTTGTCCTGGCATTGTTAGAATAAGACTATCAATAGTGGGATCACGCACGGGATGTGACAACTCATAAGCCGTTGTCCTGGCATTGTTAGTCTTTTCCCCATTGATTGTTAGCGATAAACATCGCTCTACGTTCGTTAGCGATTTTGATAGCGTGCTCTTCATCCATCGCTAGCATTCGCGTATACATCATATTGTTTTCGAAAATAGTTTTCTTGTCGTTGCTTTGTATACGCTCAAACGATATTTTTTCGCAAAGCAAATAATCTACATCTCTATCCATTTTTACTTCATATGGAAACATGTCTTTAGGCATATCCGGCACATCTTTATCAATATCCCATTCATTAACTGTATAGTCACCGGACTCAATTCCATCTTCTTGGTTATCGTCATTATACCTACAGTATTTCTTTGCTTTTTCTTCTGTTGAAAATACAGCACTTATTGCGTAATCGCTGTAACAACCAGTTGTTACTATATATACTTTATCCATTATTCAACCTTATCCTCTAGTTTTCCACATTCTGAACAGATAAACGTACGTGTTTTATAGAACATATCTAAACTATCTGCAACCATTTCTAAAAACTCATCCGGATTAGTATCGGCCACGAGTGTTCCGTATTCATAATGTTTTGCTATACGTTCTATCGCCTTATTCATTTTCCTTTTCATTCCCTTTTTCATACACTACCTTTCTCTTTCGTTCTTTATAATATTCGAAATGCATATCATCTCGACGTTCCCAATCACCGCCCCACGCGAATCCGGCGGCCTTGAAGCACTCAACGATCACCGGGTCCATATGTCCGATTTGCCCCATAGGATTCTCGTGCCAGTTGATGTCACACGCTATACCCCATGAATGCATTGACAACGTTTTACCACCCCTTTTGAGTCTTGGCGCCCAAGTTCCAAAAGCCAGCCTTCCGGTCGGCACATGGTGGATGGCGCTCGCCTTACCAGCTTTCTCAATAGCTGTTAGTACTTCTATGAAATTGGGTACTAACAGTTTATGGACACTTCTTCCGCGAACGATAGGCAGATCAACGGTTACGAGATTTATAATTCCAAATCCGTTAGTTAGACTAATCGACCCGGATTTTTTATCGACAATTCTATACTCTATTTTCCCAAATGTCGCCACTACGTCTTTCATCGTTTGCGGTATTGGCGGTTCATGTACCCTTGGTTTCGTTACCAGTTCTAAGATTGGTTTGTTTATTTGTTCCATTTTTATTCCAAATCTAACGGCAATGCCAGCAAGCGGTTTTTCTTCATAAATAACTCCATGCTCGATTTTTCACAATCTCCAAACGCAACGCGATAAAGGTTTTGTTTCTCGCGTTCGATTGCGAGTTTCAAGTTAACCTTGATATCGTCATCCTTTTCAAACGCGTACCGTTTTAGCGCTTCATGGAAATATTTATATGCCGTCCGTATTTTGGGATCGACATGCTCGGGATAAACTCTTCTATACGTATGCTCACCTATTTTTATGTACGCGGTATTCATTTTATTCCTTTCTATGGGTTTTATAGGTTATCGAGATCTCACGTGTATACTCAAAGTCGTTGTCGCATTCATCGCAGATAAGGTCATCCGTATCCGAACTGAATTCGTATGAATCGCTAAATTTATGCCCGCACCACGGACAAACGATCTCACTCGTATAGGTACAGTCAACGGCATGCTCTTCTAATATCGGACGTGTCGTTTTATTCCTTTCTTATTTTATTCATTTCCTGCTTCAAAATATAGATTACCATTTTTAGATCATCTTCCACGCGTGTACCTTTTATTGACGCGCGTTCGCTTAGTTTAGTTAGTATTTCTATTGCTTGTTGCATTCAGCGTTCCTTTCGTTTTTCACATTCTACTAGCGCCCATAACTCTATACAGCTAGCGCATTTTATTTTATATGCTTTTTTATCATATTTACATTGCTGTTCGAATCCATTTGTGACCGGCGGACACCGATGACCACCTTCTGACGCTACCCACTCGGCTAGAATACTCAGTGGAGTTTTATTCATCTATTATTCCGAATTTACTTCGAATCTTTCGTGCCTTGCTAAAGCTGGTACGGTATGAACAGAAAACAATACCTCTGATTTCCCACGCCGCGATTTCCAGGTCTTTGCACTTTATTATTTTATCCACAATTCTTCTTACTGCTCGTTTCTGCGTTGGAAACATTTTATAATACAACTCCACGGCTTCGCTTTCAGTTATTCGTTTCATTTCGCCTCACTCGCTTTACATCGTTTGTAAAATATATTTAATCCACGACCAACCTCACATAACCCTCTCGATATATCTCTGTCTCTAGAATGCGGCGTATTCCAGTGATTTGCCGTTGGATATGGATCTTGATTTATCATATCAATAAATCCCTGAGTCCACCCGTTCATTCCATTCCACCACGTTTGCTTACCTTCCAGCGGATTATCAAACGTACTCATACGAATTCTATCAACGCGATCTTGTGATTTTTTAGTTCTTTTATAATCTTTGAACACGGCGCAGTACTGCATTATCTCCCTATCAAATGTTATGCCGCGTGTTTTTGCCCATAACCATAATATCCATGCAATTCCTTCACGTTCACCAGGCACACCACAGTCACCGCATTCAGCACGCATGCACTGAGCGAGATGCAGCGCGGTTTTGTCTTCTTGCCCCTCAACGATCCGGCAGATCAATCCCATGGATATGCATACGGCGATAAATAGCCATATCAACCACAGGTTATCAAAGATTTTCATAACACATCTATCTTCCTTTCCATCGATTCGCTCCAACACTATACAGTGCGTGGGAAATTCGGGATTTCCATATTTCAACAATATCTGTAATGCCTTTATCAGATCACTCATGTTTTCACCAATCCCGGATTGATGCCCTCTTTCATTATCTTTTCGGTTCCGATGATATCTCGCAACCGTTTTATGGCTACTACTATTTGTTGATGGTCAACGGTACCGTGGTCAATCGCTCGCTCGATATCGACTAATAACGCTAGCATGAAAGCGTGCTCTTTTTCCAATCGCTGAATACGGTCATCGTCTACTACCTCAAAAGATTGAATGTTCATGATATCACTCCTATGGCGTATGTATTATAACCGTACTTGGCCAGCAACACGGCTTCTGCCACGTTGTGATCGGTAATGATTTGTCCGGTTTCTTTAGATGCGATAGCCAGTGCCATTTTTTTGGCCTGATCTTTAGGCATTCCATTGAGTCCGAATGGTTTGCGCCACGTTCGAACAGGCACCTTTACCAGATCATACCGTTTAGGCTCGAAGCGCTCGATCTCCTGTAGCCATTTGCCGCGATTCTCGCCCATTGTTAGAATAGATTTTGTTCCCATGCGCTTTCCGCTTGGCAGGTATAGCGAAGCCCAATCCTCCATAACGATAAGAAGTTTTCCGTCGCCGATCTCATCGAAAGCTTCGTGTACAGTCATTCTACGTTCAGAAGCGGTTGAATTGCTATCTAACCACCAAGAAAAATGATCCGATAGCGCACTTCCGCTCACTCTTCCTGAATCGATTCCCAATATGGCGGCGTACTTTTTACGTTTATCTTTGCTATTCATAATATTTTACCTTTCCATTAGTGGCTTATTATTATCCATATTTTTTCGTTATCACCTGCTGCGCACAATACCGTATCCAACATTTCACACATTTTTCTGTTTGATTTAATTCGATAGCACGCACAGGTTCTTCTGAACCACTTTTGATTTTGTCGTAGCAATTCATCGGACATTCTATATTTGTGTTAGCTACCAAAAGCTCAGCAAGCATCACACATATATCGGAAATATCTCTTCACTATCACGATCAAAAATAACGTTCATTTCCAATTCATTCATAACGCCTTACCTCCATGCCGAATCTCTCGGGTTTTATTGTAAGCCATTTTTACGCGGATAGCTTTTTCAAAGGGTTCCCACGATTTTCCAAAGAAGTGATAGGCGTAGAAACAATTCAGCTCCATTAACACTCCCAAGTGCGTTTCCATTCCGTGCGTGTCGTTTCGCCGAAGCCGTTCTACCGCGTTCGAAACCATGCAATGCATTTGGCAGAAAGGATCTGATACCTTACCGTAATCAACCAACTCCTCTAACGGTGTTCTTATTCTATGTCCCAAATGTTCCCTAACATCCAAAGTACGAAAAAGCGCGTCGGCCAACTCTACGATCATTCCTTCTGGCTTATCTGGTCTATCTGGATTATAATACAGCTTCGTTTTCTCACCAGTCCACTCGTTATATGCCTCTGAAATCTCCGAATGGATCAACGCGAGTTTTGCCACAAGAATATCAGGACATGGATTATTACTATCCGATATACACCGACTAGAGTAATAGTCGTGCCAATAATCATATTTATCCCACCATCCATGATCTAATGATATTTGGTGTACTTCGGATGCTAGTTCTTTTAGATTGATGCTCATCAGTAATCACTCACTCTCTTTGATATCAGTTGGTTTTTGCGTTGCTTTAATTAGCTCTTCCTCTAATAATACTAATTCTTTCTTTTTAGATTCTGTTTCTTTTATACGTTTAGAAACATATGCTTTACCTATCTCTACTTTATGACGTAATTCTTTTATAATATAGTATGACGGGCTCATCTTTTTCAGACACATTTCACACGTTACAGTATCTTTGTTATTAGTATAAAATCCAGCTACCGTTTTGTTTGAAATACCCGCGTTAGCTCTATTCCTAACTGTTTTTATATATGCATTATAATCAAACGTTTCTCTCTCGGCATATATTTTAGCTGTAGGCCTACAGACAACAGCTTGATAGCCCTTGTTGTCTAACTCATCCATTTTAAATACATAGTGTATTGTTTTAGTATCTCTCAATGTATTGTTACGCATAATATAAATACTTATCTTTCTATAGAATATTTATGCTAACAGGCTTAGCTGTTATGGATAACAAAAACAAATCAAACGCAATAAGTAATAACGGTAAGTTATTTTTTCTTATAGACTTTAACTTATTTATTTTTTTCTTATTACACGTATTTATCATTACACTGGGATTCAACTCATTATTGTAATAGCATTCAACCAAGCAATCAATATCGTTATTGCTAAATACTATTCCATTTCTATATGGATTGCATTCGTTAGCTTTGTCCGTAAAATCAAAATAAACATTACCAAAACCAGCTATCTCTATTTCAATAATCGGAGGTAATGGTAAATCTTTTATATGTTCAACCGGCAACCTAAGTATTTCCTTCAAATCCGGCTCTTCAGTCCATTTCTTTTTTAGATAGAATCTTATATCAGCTTCATATTTTGATATCGATTCGAGCAACTCAGAATCTTTTATAACCGGTATGGTTTTCAAAAAGTTTTTGACGATATAAATCTGACTTCCAAGCGCTTTCACCTTTTCTATGATTTCTATAACATGTTGCATAATAGCTTTCCTTCCATCTATTCAATCTTTACTTTGTATCCATAATCAAGAGTATCAAAAACAAATTGAAGAGTACCGCTCCGTGTGTGCTGGTACTCTTGATACTCTTCTTTCTACTTATATATATATAAGTGAAACTACAAATAAGAGAGTATAATAATATCAAGGACTTATAATAAGAATTAAAGGGGTATTTAGAAATGGTATAAAGGTATAACTCATGAAGAGTATCAAGGATATCAAGAGTACCAGCACACACGGAGCGGTACTCTTCTTTTTTAATTTTTCCCATATCGGCTATCAATCTATAATCCAATACCATGATTTACCAACCTTTCGCGCCACAATTCCCATTTCATCTTTTACACGAAATAGAAGCCTTCTTGAATATCCTCTGTTTTTTCCTTCTTCCATTATTACAGACGATTCAACTTCGGTTCCTGTAACCGTCTCCGCAATCCACTGTTTTGCCTCTTTAATTCTATTATCATCGCTATCATTTTCAGTGTTATCATCGTTGTTTTTACCCCCCCCTTTTTTGCTATTCTTATTCATAGCTACATTTACGTCTTCATCCGTTTCTTTTTCCCACTCTATTTTACCAACGTTTACCAAGTTATTTACGATAAAACTTTTTATTCTATACTCAAATCCTAACGGTTTTTCAGCTACGTTGCATTTAGCGTTTAGAAATAAACCGCAATCGTATTTATTCCCATCTTCATCCGTTTTTTTTTCTGATAACGTAACCCACGATACTCTAGATAACGCTACGAATGCGTTGGAACCGGTAATTCTTTCTATCGCTAACTGATTGCTATTATTTTTCCCCCCCTTATTAAAATGAGTGATAAGTAAAAAAGAAATATCCATATTTTTAGCTAATCTCGATAGCGGTTCTAACGCCCCCCTAACATCACCTGTTTTGTGTGTGTCAACTCCACTTAGATATGACGTTATTGGATCTATTATAACTAAGACCGGATTAGTTCTTTTACAAAACATTTCGAGTTTATCTATATCTATTTTTAGATTTACAGTCCGCGTGACATCTCCGTTTTTTATACACGATTCCATTATAAATAATTTGTCGACGTTACCGCCAGCGGCAAGAAACCTCGGTGTGGTGGTTCTCTCTGGCGAGTCTTCAGCACTCAAAATCCCCACGTTGCCCGGCTCGAACCCAGACTCAACGCCAGGCCATCCCATCCCTGACGTTATTCGCGCAGCGAGGTCGGTTGATATGGTCGATTTCCCGGTCGAAGGATGCCCGGCAAGGAGATTTATATCCCCTTGCAAAAGGCGGCCTTCCCATAGCCATTTTGTCGGCTCGATACGCATGATCGACGCTCGCGTATAGCCTATTTCTCCGTCCCGTTCGTATCGGTCGAAATTGGTACGAAAGCTTGTAATATCCAGTAAGCATTTATTCACTCGTTCGTAAGAATTATCTAAACAATATAAATCATTGAAATCGCCGGGTATGCACGGTACGCAATAGGATAATTCATTCTGTTCCGCTACCTCTATTGCGGTATCCAATCCTATGTTTTTCTTACCCTCTTTTTCATCGTTATCCGCTGCGATAACGATATCAATACTCGGATATTCTTTTTGTAATATCTCTACTACGCTTTTTATGTTTCCGGCATAAAGAGCGCATACTACTGGTATTTTACGCGATGTTGCTTGGTATACCGTAGAACCGGTTGCAAATCCTTCAACTAAATATAGTAGACCGGATGGATTTATCTCACCTAGTTTATGAAATAAACCAACAGTGCTTATCCCGGTATGAAATCTTTTGTCACCGTTATTAAATATCCTCTGTAATGAGGTTACGATAAGCTTGCCTTTTCGTAATTCATAGATAGGTATTATTAGGCTAGTGCTATCCTGTAACGATCCAATAGTATTTATTTTCTTGCGCACTAAATAAGAATTGTCGGGTTCTGTTTCGACGGCATTAGCTATAATATCCCTAACATCTTTTATCGCATCGGTCTTTCTTTTTTCCGTCTCGCGCTTTTTTTCTTTTTTCAGGCCATCAAACCATTTGATATCGTCCGCCGTCACCGGTCTGTTATCATCCGGTTTCCATGTTTTTTCTACGCCGGTAATCCAATTCTTAGCCCATCCGTTTATCGGATTGTCTAGATGCAATACATACGAGCCGTCTTTTCCTTTTGCTTTTCCTTCCGTGTGGCACCTCCCGCAACGCCCATCAGTCCGTAAATTGGATGGCGGCACCAATCCAATTTCTTTCATTGCAACGCAAAAAGAAGAGATGTGATCCATATGATTTATTTTATATACTATTCAGTAGTCAAACTATTCAAACCACGGGCTTACAACAATGGAAAGAATTGTAATCGTATACGCGTATTTCCAGCTACCAGAACTATATTCAGCGAGAATCATCTCTTTCGCTCTCTCTATCGCGTCTTCCCTGCTATCGGATTCTACGTCTAATAAACCAGGTTTTGGCTGACTCATAAAATCATTGCTACTGCTTAGTAAAACCGTGTACTGTGCTGTATATTTTTTCATTTGCTAATCTCCAAATCGTTTTCCAAATCCGTTATTAGATTTTCGATTATGATTTGCATCGCGCTTGCTGACTCGATGAGGCACCTTCTGAAAAGCAATTTATTTGTATTGGCAATAGCTGAATCAGGATTAGATTCAACAAATTCATCATTTCTAATTACATCTAGCAAATCCTTTTCCATTGCAGAAGACGCCGTAAATAGCTCGTAGTATGAATTACTTAGCGTATAAGTTTTCATATTAATCCAATACCTTTAGTTTTCTGACACGAATTTTTGCATCCATGGTAGGAAGTCCAGCAAAACAAATATCTTCAGGCTGCACTTCAACACGTAAACAAATCAAATCATGATTTGCATCACACATACCTAACCATTCCGGTCTGTATGGAGGTTTTACGACGTGTAAACCTACAGAGCACTGAATATCATTTGTTTCGGACAGCGGCTCTTCTATGATATCACCCTGATTGTATGATATGGCACTTCCGCCGTCGAAATTTGGAGATTTTCTATCTTTTGTAACCCATTTCCAAAATATTTGTTTTCCTTGAGAAATGTAATAGTCGAGATATATTTTGTTTATATCAATTGAATTGATATCGTTACCGAGCGTCACCCCGTCACCGAGCTTCACCCAATTACCGAGCGTCACCCCGTCACCGAGCTTCACCTCGTCACCGAGCTTCACCCAATTACCGAGCGTAACCCCGTCACCGAGCTTCACCCCGTCACCGAGCTTCACCCCGTCACCGAGCTTCACCCCGTCACCGAGCTTCACCCAATTACCGAGCG